GACTTAGTGCTAGACCCGTTCACAGGGTCAGGCACAGTCGCAGTCGTGGCGATGCGTCACGGTTGTGACTTCATCGGCGCAGAACTCAATGCTGACTACGCTGAGATCGCACGCAGACGTATTGAGCACGACCAGCCGATACTCAACACAGTAACAATCAAATAACAAGGGGAAATGATGAACTTCAATGAATGGCTAGAGATCGGCATGAGCAACCGTTGGTGCGGACCACCAGTGTGCTATACACACGACGGCATGCCACTATCAGATTCTGAACTGGTTGAGATGGAAGAACCCGACATCTGCCTGCACATGATCAGACTGTACAATGATAGCGAGCATGCTGATGAGGTAGAATCTAATCACGCACCGTCAACGTATCGTGCTCAAAATAGGGGAACAAACAATGCTGACAGTAGGTAGCCTTTTCAGTGGCATCGGTGGCATTGATCTAGGGCTTGAGCGTGCTGGCATGGCTGTCAAATGGCACTCAGAGATTGACCCATTCGCATGCCAGGTACTGAAAAAACACTGGCCAGACGTTACCAACCTTGGTGATATACGGAATATTGACTGGGAAACAGCGCCGTATGTAGATGTTATCGCTGGAGGGTATCCCTGCCAGCCATTCAGTGCATTCGGGAAACGACAAGGAGAAAATGATGAACGACATTTGTGGCCAGCATTTAGAGATGCCATTAGCGCAGTACGACCAAAATACGCAATCCTGGAGAATGTCCGCGGTCATCTCTCTTTGGGATTCGACCGAGTCCTTGGCGACCTTACCGAAATCGGGTATGATGCAGAATGGCAGATTATATCAGCGGCCAGCGTTGGTGCCGCTCATCAACGTGAGCGGATTCTCTGCGTGGCCTACCCCAAGAGCATCAGCATCCATGACAGGAACTGCGAAGTCGATCATAGCCAACATCAAGAAAAAAGGCTACAAAGGGAAACTAGAGCAGAAAGTGATGATGTTCCCAACGACTCACACGTCAATGACAGAAATCCAGGACTGCGTGATGAGTTTGAGATCTACGGACGAACAGCAGAGTTTGCAAGACAGGATAGCGCAGTTAGATCACTCCACGATTGCTGGGCGACTGAACCCGATGTGGGTAGAGTGGCTGATGGGATTCCCCATCGGGTGGACAGACTTAGAGGCTTAGGTAACGCAGTAGTGCCTCAAGTCGCTGAGTATGTTGGTCGTATGATCATAGAAGCGCACAACAGGCGGCACGAGTGAACACTGAAGAACAAGCACTAGAACTCGCTGCACTCGGTTGGCGGATACTGCCAATCAAACCAGGGCAGAAACGACCACCGATGGCATCGTGGCAACACGCAGCGACAAACAACACACGCACAATCCACAACTGGTACAACGGACTGTACAACGACCACGGTATCGGTATCGCCACTGGGCCACAGCCGAACGGCCAGAACTTGATCGTTGTTGATATTGATGAACACGACCCTGCGAAATCAGGCACGTCGACGTTGCGAGACCTAGAAAAACGATATGGTGCACTGCCATTGACAGTGCGAGCGACAACTGGCAGCAATGGCCAGCATATCTACCTGCTCGCACCGCCAAGCGTAGAGATCAGAAACGACGCAGGTTCACGACTCGGTGCAGGGATAGACATCAGAGGCGATGGTGGCCAAGTGCTCGCACCACCAACCATACACCCGAACGGCAACCTGTACCAGTGGCAACCAGGCATGTCGCCTGCAGATGTAGAGCCAGCACCGATGCCAGCATGGATGTTAGAACTCATACAGAACCCAGCAGCGCAACAACCAACCACACCGCTGAGCAATGATGGCGACGGCCCAGCATCAAGATTCAACAATCGCACCACCTGGCACGAACTGCTAATGCGTGACGGTTGGACTGAAGGCGCTACAGACCCCACTGGTGAGACCCACTGGACTCGACCAGGTAAAAACCCTAGAGAAGGCACATCTGCCACCACTGGCTATCGCAACCAAGATGTGCTCGTGGTGTTTACTTCCAGTATTGACTGGTTGCCTGCAGGTGCATACAGCAAGTTCGGCTACTACGCATGTCGCAACCACGGTGGCGATCGCAGTGAGGCAGCACGTGCACTACTGCGAGACGAGCGCCAATTTGACCACCCCACGATAGATGAACTCATGCCAACAGTGGCAGTGACAGCAACTGGTCAGATCGACGATACTGATGCCAACTTGCTCAAATTGCTTATTGATTGGCCTGTCTTTTGGGAACAGGATCACACAGTTGCAGAATGGTTGGCAGAGCCGATAATCGCTGAGGCACGTGCACATGCGATATTCGCACCTGGTGGCACAGGCAAATCAATGCTGTCGCTATTCCTATCTGCAGCGATCGCCACAGGGACACCAATATTCGGTCACCCACAGAAACCTCGACGTGTGCTGTACTTAGACTATGAAATGACACCAGATGACCTGGCTGAACGATTAGAGTCTATGGGCTACGGCCCCGAATACAACCTGAGCAACCTGCAATACGCACTGCTGCCTGACTTAGATAGCCTTGACAGTGTGGCTGGTGGCAAGCAGGTCGCTAGGCTTGCAGAACTCGTATCTGCAGATCTGGTTGTCATTGATACATTCGGGCGTGCAGTGTCAGGTGATGAGAACGAAGCCGATACGGTGCGTGCGTTCTACCGCAACACAGGCATCCACTTGAAGAAGGCAGGCCGAGCGTTCTTACGCATAGACCATGCAGGCAAAGATGTTGAAAAAGGACAACGTGGTAGCAGTGCTAAGAACGACGACGTTGATATCGTCTGGCAACTCAGCAAGTCAGGCAAAGGCCAATATCAGATGAAGACACGCAAGGCACGAATGAGTTGGATACCTGAGAAGATAGATCTGCGCATAACTGATGACCCGTTCACGTTCCACATCGCACACGAGCCACCGACACCTGATGGCACTGATCAACTAGTCACTACGCTCGACAATATGAACATTGATGCACGCATGAGTGGCCGCAAAGTGAGAGCGCTTTTGACTGAGAACGGTTACACGGCGAGCAATGCGACCCTGCGTGCAGCGATGCGCCACCGAGCCAGGCGTGCTGATGCTGCTGAGGCTGACAATGATATAGAGTCGTACCTGCTCTAGCGGTCAGGGGAGATATCTCCGTGGCTCTCCGTTGGCCTCTGCTGGTGGCTGGGCTATATCAGTGAGGGTGGCTTCCAGGTGAGGCTCAGAGGTATGCCAAGCCCTATGTGACAAACGCCACATCGTTCAATGGTTGTTGTGGATAATCCGATATGATAAACTATTTAGGTAGGCAAGAACGCCAACACCAACAAGGGAGACCACAATGGACACCACCACACCAGCCACACCAATCCTAGAATGGGAAGCCGAAGCGCTCAACCACCTAGCCGACCTCAAGTTCAAAGCAGAAGAAGCCTTAGCCGTCGAGCAGTTCGCATACCAAACACTGCAAGAAGTGCAAAATGACAAAGACAGCGACGAATACGAACTAGATATGGCATGGCGTGACTGGTACCAAGCAGCCGCCATTCGCATCAAGGCAGATTACGAGTTCACTTCCTTCTACCTGAACTACCGAGCCTGATCAACATGAACACACACACCACCATCATCGGCACAATGACCGCAATACTGGAGAGCCACACCACCCAGCAACTGCTGGAAGTCGCCCAGGAGTGCCAACGCCGAGACGATCAAGATACACGCCTCATCAAGTTCGCAGCCATGGACATCATTGAGGCACGCAACCCAGCAGTCATACCAGCAATGAACAACTGGGCGAACGACAGAACCCTCACTACTTCCTACGTAGACCAACTCGCCGTGGAACTCACCAAGATCGGAACAATCAAATGAACGACGACATCACCATCGTAGTGTCCACAGGCGCACCAGCCGACGGACATCACACCGTCATCTGCACCTGCGGTGAACGAATCACCTACTCCAGCAAAGAGTTCGCAGATGTAGAAGCAATGCGCCACCGCAAATACCACACCAACAAGGGAGAAACGAAATGAACCGCAAAGAAGCAAAAAAACTCATCACCGAGCAAATCACCAGCGACATCAACCGCACCAAGATGGTCTGCAGCAACAACAGCACTGCAATGTACATGCCAACCGAGATCGTCATTGAAGAGATCAAACAGGCATTTGGCTCAACCACCACACGCACGTACTTCATGGCCACACCAGTGTACATCAATGCTCAAGCAGTAGTGACCTACGGCGAACCACGCAAGATCAACGCTGCGACAGTCAGCGAAGTCGCCAGTCTTGGCCAGCAAATCGCATGGGCTGAAATCAACCGTGACAAGAAAGCAGCAACTGCCACACGAGTCAACGCACTGCTCAACGTCGACGAATCCGCTGATTACTACACACGTGACGCAGCAGGCCAAGAACTCGCAGAACGAGTCAACCAAGCACTCAACATCAACCCTGCATCACGCACACAGTACCGTGATAGCAATCGCTTCGGTGAAGGCGCAACCATCACCATCACACTCACCATCGCAGAAATAGAAGCACTGCTCAGCATCAAGGCAGGTGCATGAGATGAACACATCACCCATGCAAAAGCCCCAGGTCTATTTCGCTGTCTACGACTCTGATATTGATTCAGACTTTTTCGCCTACGACACTCTCGCAGAGGCCGTGAGCGAGGTTCAGCACTGGCTGCTCACAGGTTTTGTTGAGAACTTCAAAAACGACGGCGACGGGGCTGAATGGGGGCGCTTGTACGTCTGCTCTGTTGACTCTTCAACTGTCCCAACTGAGTACACCGACGGCTGGTCACTCTGGGACTACGAAGACAGCGCAATCAATATGCGTACAATCTACGCAACATGGGGCGCACACAACATGAAAGACATCAATCCATGAATCACACCTGGCTCTTAATCAAAGAACTCGCCTATATCGCAGCAACCATGTCCACCTGGGCGTTCATCGCCTCAATCCCACTAATCCACAACTACCGAATGAGGAAACCAATGAAACCGCTACCAACAACTAGAGTGTTCGCCACTATCACCTACCTCAGAGGCCAATACCGCCACGTCGACAGTGGCTGGTTCTCACGCCTCGGTACACGCATCATCAAACACACCAGCATGCAAAATGACCACATCGCCTGCTACACCGACGAACTACTCAACTGGAAGCCAGTAACACGCAAATGAACACAACCACACCAAACTCAACCAACGGCCAAGTTGTATACCCGAAAGTGCTGCTCACCATGCTAGAACGAGCACAAGCGGAAAACAAACGACTGCAAGAACTCGCCACCACATGGCGAGCCATAGCCGACAATCTCGTCTACACCGAACATGACGACTACAAGCACTACCACCTGAACAAACTGAACCCATGCGAACGTTGTGAAGCACACGACCTGTATCACACTCAAGTGTCAATAGATGACAACCCAGGCACACCAACACTTGAAGACGGAGAAGACGAACTGTGAACTGGCGAGACCAAGCAGCCTGCCTAGGCATGCCAATAGACATATTCATAGACGAACAACTGAAAGCATACGCCATATGCGCACGATGCACAGTCAGACAACAATGCCTCGATTACGCACTGCAATACAAAGCAGACGACCTACCAGGCATCTACGGCGGACTCTCAACCAACACCAGACGCACCATGCGCAACGACCCACCACCACCAACAAAAGACGAACCGAAACCATTCACACACGGCACAGTGTACGGTTACCGATACCGCCACTGCCGATGCCTAGACTGCCGCAAAGCACACGCCGACACCAGGCGCAGACAACGCCAAAACGCGCCACGGCGCACCCTCGACCAACAACCAGCAGAATGCGCCGTAACCAGCCAGGCGCAATGAACACACCACAGAACTCCACCCCAAAACCGAGCATATGTAAACGCGCCACGGCGCACTCACGGCGCACTCGGCGCATTGCAGCGGAAACGCGCCGTGGCGCGCCCCCCCCTAAATGGGGGGCGCACACGAGCAGAACAACCGAGACCAACAAAAAACGACACTCATATAGATTCCCTACCATATATCAGAGGCACGTATGACGGCAGGCAGACACGGCCGACCGTGGCGCAGAATACGACAACAACTGCTGGCACAGAACGACGTGTGCTGGCTGTGCGGACACCCAGGTGCTACCACCCTAGATCATGTGATACCGCTGTCATTGGGTGGACACCCAACCGACCCGAACAACCTGAGACCAGCCCACCTGGGGTGCAATAGCAGACGTGGCAACAGACCACCACCAGCCAAGCCGAACACGAGCAGGCACTGGTAGTGTCATCAGGTGCAGGCAGATGTCAGGCAAGTCGACCAATGACAGATGGCACTACCACCTGCACTGGCATATCGTTTTCTGCCCTCTATATGCAGGGGACACCCCACAGCCCTGTCTCGTTCTCTCTCTTAGGTTCTCAGATGGGGAATCTCCCTGAAATACCGCCAGGTATGACAGAGGCCAACGGAGAGCCACGGAGATATCTTTCGTGTCAATTCGTCACACAATATGATACGCTAGTGCGATGGCTGAGACACCAAAGAAACGACCACCAGCAAAGAAACCAGCGCCAGTGACCAGTGTTGAGGGTGCTGTCAGAGCCAACCTGCTGAAACTCCACCAGGCAGGCGACCTGAACGACAAGAAGTCAGCACTGTCTGAAGTGGCCATCGTGCTGGCTCGCACACTCGACGAGGGTGCTGGTCTCGCTACGGCAGCAGTGGCTCGTGAACTACGTGCCACCCTAGAGGCAATGATCAAGGAAACGACCACTAATGACGACAACCAGTTCAACGACCTACTCGCTAGACTGTCCACCCCAATACGCAACTAAACGCACCGACAGACCAACACTCGGTGGCCGTGTCGCTGAGGTCGCTAACCTGCTGGGTACTCCGCTGATGCCATGGCAGCGATATGTTGCTGATGTGGCTCTAGAGGTAGACCCTGATACAGGGCAGTTGGTGTACCGTGAAGTGATATTGACTGTGCCACGTCAGTCAGGCAAGACGACACTGCTGCTGGCCGTGATGGTGCACAGGGCTATCGGTTTCGGCAACAGGCAACGTATCACATACACGGCGCAAACTCGCAGCGATGCCAGGCGCAAGTGGCAAGATGAACATGTGATGATTCTCAACAAGTCGCCACTTGCAGGTCTTTTTGATGTACGACTGGCCAACGGCAGTGAGGCGCTGATATGGAACAACGGCAGCATCTACAGCATCGCCAGTGTGACTGAGAAGTCGGGACATGGTGACACGCTTGATCTGGGTGTGATTGATGAGGCGTTCGCACAAACTGATGACAGGCTAGAGCAGGCGTTCAAACCTGCGATGATAACACGTACACAACCGCAGTTATGGGTTACGTCTACGGCTGGCACTGCAGAGTCGACGTATCTGAATGGCAAAGTAGACAATGGGCGTGCACTAGTTGATAACACTAGCGGTGTCGCCTACTTTGAATGGTCAGCCGACCCTGATGCCGATGCGAGCGACCCAGCAACATGGTACTCGTGCATGCCAGCACTAGGACATACGATCACTGAACAGGCGATCGCTGCTGACCGCATGTCTATGAAGAAGGCAGACTTCAGACGTGCATATCTGAATCTACGCTATGAGCGTAGCATTGAAGACCCAGTGATCAGTGATGAGGCGTGGGTGGCCTGCAAAGATGAACGCAGTGCAGTGCTTGACCCGATAGCGATAGCAGTAGACGTGTCACCTAATCGCATGTCTGCCAGTATCGCCATATCAGGCCTGCGTGATGATGGCCGTACTCACGTCGAGGTTATTGACAATCGTATTGGTACGAATTGGCTACCTGGTCGTATTGAGGAACTTGTGAAGCGCTGGTCACCGTGTGCAGTGGTGATTGATTCGGCTGGCGCAGCCGCAACGATGATACCGATATTGGGCGAACGTGGTATCACAGTACAGATGACGACCACTAGACAGGTTGCACAGGCGTGCGGTTTGTTCTATGACTTGGTGGTCAATGATAATCTGCGCCATCGTGGACAGTTGCTGCTAGATACCGCTGTCGCTGGTGCGAAACGTCGACCACTCGGTGAGGCTTGGGCTTGGCATCGCAAAGACATGGCGATTGATATCTCTAGCCTAGTAGCATCTACTTTAGCAGTGTGGGCGCATGCCTATCATAGAAGCGAGGCAGCGAATAACACTGTCGCTTCACCACAGATCATTGACCCATGGAGTACAACAGATGCGTGACAAGATCACCTCAATATTAGAAGCGGTTGGTGCGTCAATGATTGCGAGCGCTTGCGCCATGGTGTACTTGCCACTTGGCATCGCTGTGGGCGGTATCTTGTTGATCGCTTTCGCTAGTTTGGCTGCTAAGTGAGTTACCTAAACCGCATTCAGAAACGCAACGCACCTGCACCGTTACAGCAGGCAGGGTTCAGTCTACCTGCCAATCTGACTGGTGAGACGGTAACTGAAGAGACTGCGTTGCAGGTTTCTGCTGTGATGGCTTGTGTTGGTTTGATCGCTGACAGTGTTGCATCGTTACCGTTGCATGTGCTCAAACATGTGGGCGATCGCACTGTGAAGATGCCTGTACCATCGTATTTTAGCGACCCTGCGCCTACGATCACCAGGTACGAGTTGATTCATCAGATGACGACAAGCCTGGCGTTGTATGGCAACTCATACGTGTACATTGATAAAGAAGGAAGTACGCCAGTTGCGCTCACTCCGCTGCACCCTAGTAACGTTTCTGTGTACTCCACTGATATGTATGGTCGCCATTACCTGGTGGCTGGTGGAGAAGTACCGCTTGATCGCATGTTGCATACACGTTGGTGGACTCCACCGCAAGCGGTAAAAGGTCTCTCACCAGTTGCTGAACAGAAGACAACGATAGGCTTAGCGTTGGCGATGGAACGTCACCTGGCACAGTTCTATGGTGAAGGTGGTACACCGAGCAGTGTGCTAGAAACTGACGCAGATCTCACTGTCGAGCAGGCGAAAACGTTGCAGTCAACGTGGTTGGCTACACACAACCGACATCGTAGGCCTGCTGTATTGACTAACGGTTTGAAGTGGCGACCAGTCACCACGTCTGCAACTGATATGGAACTCAATGCGAGCCGTGAGTTGCAGATCGCTCAAGTGGCACGCATATTCCGTGTGCCTACTTACATGATCGGCGCAAAGGGCGACTCGCAGACGTATCAGAATGCTGAGATGAGTGGTCAGCATTTCGTCACTTACACGTTGATGCCGTGGTTGCGTCGTATTGAAGATGCGCTGTCCAGCCTGCTTTCGCCTGATGTGTTTGTGCGTTTTGATGTTGATGCATTCTTACGTGCTGACACACTGACTCGTTTGAAGGCGTACCAGTTGGCCGTGATGACTGGTATCCGTACACCGAATGAATGTCGAGCCACTGAAGGTCTTGAGCCTTATGTTGGTGGCGACGAGTTCGTGATGGCTCTGCCTGGTGCACCGATGGCTGGCAACAGTGAAGCGATGCCACCTATGGGCGTAGATGCAGAGCCACCGTTGTAATGCCTTACCACTTGAGCACCGAGATCGCTGATTGCAGCGGTGTGGCCGTCGTGAAGACGGAGACTGGTGAGGTTATGGGTTGCCACGATTCTGAGCAGGAAGCCAATGCACAGTTAGCAGCACTGCACATCGCAGAGCCTGATGTGCGTGCAGATTCGTACAAGCCAACTGATGCGATGGCTGAAGAGGCGCAACGTGGGCTGGATTGGCGAGAAGAATACAATCGTGGCGGCACTGCAGTCGGTGTCGCACGTGCACGAGACATCAGCAATCGCACCAATCTCACTCTTGACACGATCGGTCGCATGGTCTCGTACTTTGCCAGGCATGAGATAGACAAAGATGCTGAAGGGTTCAGCCCTGGTGAAGATGGCTATCCCTCTGCAGGTCGTATCGCTTGGGCGTTGTGGGGTGGCGATGTCGGCAGAAGTTGGGCAAAAAACATATACGAATCAACAAGAGAACAGGTTGCAGATATGGAGATCAGAGAAGAAGGTAGCGCAATGTATCCGTTGAACGAAAGACAAACGATGCAATACGGACTGCTTGAGGCTCTCGTTGAGTCATACGGTAAGTTTGATCAGTCTAGTGGCGCTAACGGTGCACATTACATGGCCGAACAGCCGTTCATGGCAGAGGGCATGCAGTGCAGCAACTGTGTTTTCTATGAAGGCCCGCGTGGTTGCGAACTCGTACATGGCGACATTGACCCCACTGCGATCTGCAAGTTGTGGATTATCCCTGAGTCTCTCATTGCTGGAGTCGCACCGAGCGAACCTGCAGAACCGACCGAGCCTGCAGAAATGGCGACGGCTCATGACGATGAAGATGAAATGATGCCGTCATACCGTGAATCTGTGATGCCAGTGTACTGGCGCATGTTGCAACTGCGTGATGCCAACAACACGATCAAGTTGCCACTGCCTGAGATCACTGGTACGTACAGTGCAGTCGACGTTGAAGAGCGACTCGTACAAGGCCGTACCTTTGAAGTGCGTGCCACACCCACATCTATCGCCAGCGCATCAGTTGATTCGTCGCTACCGTTGACATTTCGTGGCTACGCTGCTGTGTTCAACTCTGCAAGCCAACCGTTGCCATTCATTGAAACGATCAGACCTGGTGCATTCAAACGATCACTGCAATCAGGCAAAGAGATACGCATGTATCTCAACCACAACAGCGACCAGGTGCTCGCATCTACCAGATCAGGCACGTTGCGACTCACTGAAGACACACGTGGTCTGATGGTCGAGGCAGACCTACCGCCAACATCATACGGCAAAGACATCAGCATCTTAATGCAGCGAGGCGATGTGCACAGCATGAGTTTCGGCTTCACGATACCAACAAATGGCGACAGTTGGTCATCTGATGGCCGTAGCCGTGAGTTGCGTGAGATCATCTTGCACGAAGTTTCCATCGTCACTGGGTTTCCAGCGTACGAAGGCACTGCAGGCGCAACCATCACTGACTAACCTTGAATATCTAGCGTTTCTAGATGCGAGCCACATGGCAGGCATCATCAACGATAGTGTACGATAGTAACGCAGACCGACTTGCCATCGGGTATACCACGGCTTCACCTGCATACCCGTACAACCTAACCAGGAGACATACCCAATGAGCAAGATCACAGACATCATCGCTGAAGAGCGAGCACGTGCATGGGAAGAAGCGAAAGCGTTGCTAGATGCCGCTACCGCTGAGAACCGTGACCTCACTGCTGAAGAGTCGCAGACATTCAGCCGTATCAACGCAGATCTCGACGAAAAAGATCAGCGCATCAAGACCATTGCTGATGCTGAACAGCGTGCAGCCGCTATTGAGTCAGATCGTCGCACCATTGGTGTCGCTGCTGATCTCGGTGGTGCAAGCAAGGCAGAAGTTGACGACGATGCGATGATTCGTTCAATGTTGCGAGGCGAGCGCCGAGCAGCAACCTTTGAACGTCGCACAGTCACCAAGTCCAGCGCAACCCTCGTGCCGACCTCGGTGTACAGTCGCATCGTCGAGCACTTGGTGCAAGGCAACCCAGTGCGAGGACTCGCCACAGTTGTCAACACGACCACTGGCGAATCGCTTGTAATCCCGAAGTCCACTGCATTCTCAACGGCTTCCATCGTTGGCGAAGGTTCGCAGGCTTCAGCATCCGACCCGACGCTTGCCAGCACCTCACTTGGTGCGTACAAGTACGTCGTTCTCGTGCAGATGTCAAACGAACTCGCAAACGACAACGCAGTTGACGTTGCTGGCTTCTTGGCTCGCCAGGCAGGTATCGCCATCGGTGTCGCAACTCGTGGCCACATGACCACTGGTGACGGCTCAAGCAAGCCATACGGTATCGCCACACGTGCCACCACTGGTGTCACTGGCGCTGCTGCTGTTGCTGGTGTGTTCACTGCTGACAACTTGATTGATCTCCGTTACTCGGTCAATGGTGTCTACACCGCACAACCTGGCAACGCATGGATGATGAACTCAACCGCAATGAGCAATGCACGCAAGTTGAAAGACTCACAGAACCGTTACCTCTTTGAGCCAGGCTTGAACGGCAACGTCGACAACTTGCTCGGTTTCCCTGTCTACATCAACGACTCGGTTGCTACGCCAGCAGCAGGCGCTAAGTCAGTGGTGTTCGGCCACATTCCGTCGTACTTCATTCGTGAAGTCAACGGTATTGAAGTCGCCGTGTCTGATGACTTTGCATTTGACTACAGCGTGCGCACATTCCGTGTGACACTCCGCACCGACGCTGATCTTGTTGATCAGACTGGTGCAGTCAAGTGTTTCGTCGGTGGCGCTGCTTCCTGATAACAAAATTCGTAACTGGTGCGGTAGTTTCCCCTTGCTACCGCACCAGTTCAAACCCTGAGGTGCACAAATGAAGATCAAGATGTTAGTTTCCATTTCAGGCACGATTGATGGCCAACCCTGGGCAGAACGTGGCGAGATCATGCAAGTCGCTGATGCTGTCGCATTAGACCTACTCAGCAACAAATATGCTGAAGCAGTCAGTGAGGCAGAAACGTCGAGTGTAGACCCAGTTGCAGAGACCGCAGCGAAACCAACCGCCAAGCCTCGCAAGGTCTAAGCAGTGCCAATCACTAGCGCTCAGGTGGCAGTAGGCACGACACGTGTGTTGCTACATCAGACTGACGCAGACGGTTGTTTTGTCTCAGTGCACTCTGACGCAGGTGGAGGCACAGATACGTTTCTCGGTGATAGCGCTGTCACTGCCTCAAACGGCTATCAACTTGACGGTCAGACCAATATACAATTCCATATGCCACCTACGTCGTCGTTACATGCCATCACAAGTTCAGGTACACACACCATGTCTATCTTGGTGGTCAACTGATGGCCATCACCAACGGATATTGCACACTCGCTGAACTCAAAGCAGCAGTACGTATCACCGACTCCATTGACGATACGCTACTAGAGAATGCGATAGAGGCAGCAAGTCGACGCATTGACGGCGCATGTAATCGCCGTTTCTACGCAGATGGCAGTGCATCAGCACGTGTCTACATCGCAAGCAACAGCAACCAGGTGATGGTAGACGACATCTACACACTCACAGGTTTAGTCGTACAAGTAGACACCGACGATGATGGTACATACGATGCGACACGTACAATCGGCACAGACTTCAGCACACTGCCATTGAACTGCATCGCCAAAAACGAACCGATCACAACGCTCAACGCATTAGATTACACATGGCCGATCTCGTCGGTTTCACGACCACTCGTGCAAGTGACAGCCAGGTGGGGCTGGGCTGCAGTGCCTGATGCAATCCGTGAAGCAACCGTACTGCTCGCCTCTCGCCAGTTCAAACGCTACGACTCGCCACTCGGTGTCGCAGGATTCGGTGACCTCGGCACGATCATGGTGCGCCGTGTAGACCCTGACGTAGAAGCAATGATCGCCCCATATAAGATCATAGCGATCGTCTGATGCCTGCTGCACTGTCGGCTCTCCGCACTGGACTAGCCACCCAACTGCAAACACTCACAGGCATACGCATATACGAACTCATACCTGACACACCGTATACACCGTGTGCAGTCATCAGCCTAGATCGTGTCGGTTACGACTCCACCATGGCACGAGGTAGCGACATGTTTGAGTTCACCGTCACTGTGGTTGTCGGTAGAGCCGATGATCGCAGTGCACAGGTCAAACTGGAGACGTACCTGGCTGGTACAGGTGCACAGTCGTTGAAGACATCGGTAGAAGCAGACCCCACCCTCGGTGGTGTAGCATTGAATACAAGAGTTTCAGAAGCGAGAAGCATCAGAACCGTAGAACGTTCAGATGGTCTCACATTCTTAGAATGTGACTTCTCGGTAACGGTCTACGCATAGAGGACAACACGTGGCATTCATCAACGCTAACCAAACCAAACTGATCTACGGCACACTTCCATTGCAGGCGTATCTGCGCAGTGTGTCGCCATCAGCAACTATTGAGATGCTCGACGTTACAAGCCTGGCAGACACTGCCAAGGCATACGTACCTGGATTAGAGGACTTCACGCTCAACATTGAAGGCATGTTTGACGATTCCGCTGCTGCAGGCTCGTTGTGGGCCACGGTCACCGCACCGATCACTGCATCATCAAGTGTGGTGACCAGCACAGCACCTAACGGTTTCGCTCTAGGTAACTCAACATGGTTGACACAGGCGAACACGATCAGTTTTGAACCGTCGAGCAGTGTGGCAGACATCGTTACCTTCAGCATGGCGATGGGTTCAGCATCAGCATCACAGATCGGTGTCAGCCTTAGCGATCTCACGGCGCTAACGGCCACAGGCAACGGCACATCAGTAGACAACAGTGCATCAACCAGCAATGGTTTCATCGCACAGATTCACGTGACCGCAGCGAGCGGTACGACACCAACAATGACCGCTATCATTCAGCATTCTACCAACAACTCAACGTGGGCTACATTAGGCAGTTTCACAGCGATCACTGGTGCGACATCTGCAAGGATTAGCGGCACAGGTACAGTGAACCGATACGTGCGAATCTCGTACACCATCGGCGGTACAACTCCATCATTTACAACCCAAATATCGTTAGCACGACTCTAGGAGAGACATCATGGCATTCGTAGCCGCTAAAAACTCAGCATTCAAACTCGACAACGCAGCAGGCTCACTGGTCGACATCAGTTCGTACATTGACAGCATCGGTGGCATTGCAAACACCACCAACATGCTTGATACCACGACGTTCGGTGCTGCCAGCAAGACATTCGCTGGTGGCCTGCGCAACGGTGACACAATCAGCCTGTCAGGTAAGTGGGATTCCACACTGAACACGCAACTCGCTGCATTGCTCGGCGCTACCACGTCGAGCACTTTTGAATACTCACCAGCAGGCACAACTGCTGGCTTGGTCAAGATCAGCGGTGAGTGTTTCGTAGCAAGTTACGAAGTGTCATCGTCAGTCGCAGACCTGGTGACGTTCAGTGTCTCGTTGCAGATCACTGGCGCTGTCACTTTCGGCACTAACTGACCTGAGCGTCAGTTACAAATGCAACCGCCTATATGCTAGGCTGAACCATATACCGAAAGAGGCGCAATGACTGAACTACGAAACTGGCGAATCACTTGGGGTGACAACTCATGGACAGATCTCGACGTTACAGGTGCACACCTGGTCGCCGTCGCTGATCTGCTAGGTGCAGACGACTGGAGATCAACTAGCCCCTGGAATGGCCCGAAAGCATTAGCAGCCTGGTGTGTGGCGTTGATCTCGCCACTGCACAAAGGCGATCTAGATAAGGCGCTCGCTGAAGTGTACGGTGCACCAGGCACGCAGTTACTGTCAGCGCTGTCCAGCCGAGACTGACATGCCCAATATACGTACCTCACACGATCTCGCTTTCAGATTGCATCAAGTGGGTACGTCGTTGCAAAAAGCACCACGTGACGCAGTATATCGTGCATCAATGACTTTGAAGATCAGCATTGAAGGCAAACTAGAGAACGCAATCGGTGCAGATCGTCGCATGTCTAACCTGCGCAAACGCAAAGATCAACAACCTAAGCCTCTCAGTTTAGGGTTCAACATCAAAGGCACGCATAACCCGACATCGTTGCTATACGCTAAAGGGCCGTGGGGCTTGGTTGAATACGGCGCTATGCCACACGTCATTGGCGCTAAGATCGCTAAAACAGGCACTGGCAAAGGCATTTCACGTGCTGCTCGTCAACGCATGATACGTCAACGTGATCTAGATATCGCATACGGTGCACATGGCGTGTACAGCGGTGTATCACCAATGAACATGAAAGGCACATTCCGATATAAGGTCATGCATCCTGGCACACCAGGCAAGCGACCATTTCATCGTGGTATGCAGCAGGCTGAAGGTAGAGCGATCAAAGAACTGCGCACTGTCATCAGTAGCACAGTGGTCGACGTTATTAGAAACGGCAGACAGACCTGGGTGTACGCTAAGGGCGAAGTAGGGTCGTATACCTGATGGCTGCACTAACCGAACAACTCAAGTTTCTCATCTCTGCCAACGCAGACAGCGCTATACGTGCATTTGAGAAGACAGGCAACGCTGCTGAGAAGGAACTCGGCAAAGCCGAAAACAAGATGGATAAGGTGGGTACTCAACTCACTAGGTTCGGCGCTGGCGCTATGGCATTCGCTGGTATCGCAGGTAGTGCACTGTACAGTTTCGCCAAAGACGCTGAAGATGCAGAACTCCAATCACGCAAACTCGGCAACTCAATAGACAACTCAGGCAAGTTTGCATATGGTGCACAAGGTCGTTTTGAACAACTAGCCAAAGACATACAGAAGATCACCACTGCTGACGGTGATGCGATCATCGGTATGCAGTCATTGCTCGTACAGTTTGGTCTAACTGAAGATCAGATCACAAAGATCACGCCGCTAGTGGTCGACTTGTCGCAGAAAATGGGCGTTGATATGGACACTGCCGCTAAAGCGGTGGCCAAGTCAGCGACTGGCTCACAAACAGCGCTCAAGAGAATGGGCATTCAGGTCGACTATGCGAACACTGAAGGTAACAAGTTTGACGCTACGATGGAAGCGCTCGCAGGCACAGTGGGCGGTTTCGCAGAGAAGGAAGCAGAAACATTCTCAGGCAAGATAGATCAACTGAAGATCTCACTCGGTGACTTGAAAGAGGGCATTGGCGCTGGTGTCATTGATGTGTTTGGTGTGGCGATTGAGGGCGCTAGCGGTCTATCAACCGCACTAGGTGAGATCAACCCTGAGATACAAGAAACTGCAGGTCAGATTCTCGCTGTAGGTACAGGTGTTATCGGTGTAGCAGGCTCTATTTCGTTCCTTGCTGGCTCTGCGATCAAAATGCGTGACAGGTTCACTGATGCGAGCGGTGCAATCAACGGATTCGGCAAGATGGCAGGTGGTGCTGCTATCGCACTGGTCGGCTTGTACGCAATCGCTAAGATCTTTGAGGCACAATCAGAATCTGGCACTGCTAAAACGGTAGAGTTCACTGAGGCTCTCAAAGAGAACGATAAAGCGGCACGTGCTGAGAACTTGCGCAAACTGGCAGAGGATAATCCTCTCGCTGGTGAGTTCCTAGAGACCATGGGCATGGTTGGCATCACCGTCGACGACATGGCGCAATATCTGCGTGACTTAGATGGCCCAGCAGATACGTTCCGTGATGCAGTATCCAAAGTTGCCAACACGTCATTTGATAGCGTCTCACGCATTGAGGCATTGAACGACTCGCTAGGTCTCAATATTGATACGACCAAGATGACTGGCGAGCAGGCAGATGCCACCTGGTCGCACATTCAAAACCTCAGTTTTGGTCTGTTCAACCTGGAGATGGCCAACCTGGATGCAACAACCGCAACTGATGCAACAGCATCAGCGCTCACTGGTATCGCATTAGAAGGTGATGATGCAGCCGATGCGATTGACGATGTAACTGGTGCAGCATTTGAGTTGACTGAGCAGTGGAAAGAAACACTCGGTCTGTTTGATCGTGAATCTGCACTGCGCAACGTAAAAGAAGATCTCGTTGAACTGAAAGAGGCTGCTGCTGAGGCGTTTAGCACTGGCAAGCAGGAAGATGTAGATGCATACCGTGAGAAGTTGGGCGGTGTATACAAAGCAGTCGGTGACTACATCAAAGAACTCGGTAACGTGCCTGAGGAGAAGCAGACCGAGATCTTAGCGTTGATGGATGCTGGCAAAGTTGATGAGGCGTACGCCATTCTTGATGCGTTATCAGCAGCGAGAACTGTAGCGCTGAAGGTACAGCCGTACATCGCTGGCGGTTTCACTTCACCGAGTTTTATCTCAGATGCGTTTAGGGCGACAGTACCTGGTCGTGCTAGCGGAGGCCCGATCTCTGCGAACCAGCCCTACGTTGTTGGTGAGGAAGGCCCAGAGATCATCGTACCTGGTCAGTCAGGGACAGTGATACCGAACAATCAACTTGGTGGCGGCTCGACAACGATCAACGTGAGCGTCACGTCTAGCGACCCACAAGAAGTTGTGCGAGCATTGCAACGGTACGTGCGTTTGTACGGCAGACTACCGACAGGGATTCTGTAATGGCTACTGACACTTGGGCAGTTTCTATCGGTGCAACATTGCTCACCAGTAGTGTTATATCAATGTCTTTTGATAAAGGCAGACAATCAATGTATGACGACTTTGTTGGTGGTCACATCACGATCACATTGCGCAACAACACAAACCAATGCGGATTGATAGCAAAAGATGACGCGATCTATTTAGATGGAATCGGTCAATATCTAGTTTCAAACATCACATTCGACGAAGGTATTCTTGACGCTGAAGCAACCTGCACCATCACAGGGATTGATGCGTTAGCAATCCTGGCTAGTTATGTCGCAACTGCGCAGTCGGCTACTTTCCCACCTGTGTCACCAACTCAATACATTTATGATCAGTGGCAGGCTTACGGCTTAGAGCCACCATACCTAGATGATGTTTTTACAGCGGTGTCAACAACCAACACGGCTTCAGGTTCAGATGGGACACTATTAGATTATTTCAATCTATTGATGGCAGGTGAAATGGGAACGCTGCAAGCAACTCACAACACCATCGAAGCAATCCCATATGGTTACGTAAAAACATCACAAACGACATTCGGCAGATCAGGCACAGCAGGCATCCCATACTACGAATTACAACGAGACATCGGAACAACTGTCAGCGCAAACAGAGTTATCGTGGATTGGGTTGAAGGTCAATCAACCTATACGACTGGCTTCTCAACATTCATCAAAACCTATACAAAATACACATCATTGGCAGGTTCGTTAGGAACATCGGTGCAGGCAGACAACCAAGCGCGTTTCCTTGGGACAATCATGATCGACCCTGAAACAATTTCAGGGCAACTTTCATTCACAGATAAAGCGTCGACCACAGCAGGTTACAACACATTCATGTGGTACACAGTTGTTGGTACACCTTGCACGCTTGAATATAAATTGCCTGGCCAATCAGCAACGTCAAAACGAATATTCATTGAAGGACTCAGAGCCAGCGTCACACCTGATGTCACTGATTGGACAATATATTTTTCTGATGGCAGTTTTTATGACGACTTCATTTTGGATTCAGCATCAGGCACATTGGGTGTTACTAGATTCGGTTGGCAAGTCTGATGGCTATTAGAAACTATGTCACAGGTGAGCGGTTCACACCGATGAATTTCAACACCTATTCGTTGAATAATGGTTTGAAATGGTTAGATACAAGATCAACATCGTTTGGTGCAAACATTTTGACATCAACGGTGTTCACAACAGAGTTTGATCGCTATCGCATCCTGATCGATACATGGCGACCTAACATCGCCAATGATGCGTTGTTGTTGCGTATGCGCACATCAGGCGGTCAATACACAGGTGCAACATATAACTGGGCATACAACGGTGTCGTGTGGGCGACTGCTGGTGCTATCGGAAACAATGCTGTGAACTCAACCAATGTGCAAATCACCAATGGTGTGAACACACGACAATGTTCTGCCACCATTGAAATCAATAATGTGCGCACAAGTTGCAGACCAACATTCAACTGGCAAGCAACTGACACATTCAACAACTGCAATCGACTTGGCGGTGCATTCATTGCTAACAATGCCGACTACATAGGTTTCGATGTGTACACCGCTAGTGGATCAACAATGGTGTGCAACATGAGCGTGTACGGATACAGGAAACCATAGACATGGCCACAAAAACATTCACGCAGGCACAACTGAACGCAAGCGATCTGAACACATTCGCCAGCAAGGGTGACTCATTTATTGCGTCAGCGTCAGTCACCGCAGGTCAAATCACCAACTGTTTCACTAGCACGTATGTGAACTACAAGATCGTGGTTAGTAACTATTTTGCAACTGCTGACTCGTTTCTGTGGTTTCAACTCGGTAGCAGTGGCATCTGGTCAGGTGGTTCGTACTATCAAGGTGGCGCATACCAGGCTTATTCGACAGGAGTGATCAGTGCATTCAATAATAATAATGTCGCCCCATATTTTTATGTTTGTGGTGGTTGCACTTCAGCAACTAATTTTCCGAATAGTGCCGTTATGAACATCAGTCAACCTGCTGTTTCTACAACGACGACGAAATACAATCTGCAAGGTACATATCATTTGGCAGGTGGGATATGGACGTTATCTCATATGGGTCGCCATGATGTGGTCAGTTCAGTTAGTGATATCAGGTGGGGAACAACAGCAGGTGCAGTCTCATCAGGAAACATCACGGTATATGGAGTGATGCAAGCATGACCGTTCGCGCAAACTACTCGGTCGGTGAACGACCAACCGTCGCTGAAATGAACACATTTGCAGCGAACCCTGCATTGCAGTACATCACACAAGTGACCATCAACGCTGTCACAACAACTGTCAGCAATGTGTTCAGTTCAACATATGACAACTATCGATTAGAATGGTCAGGCGTTTACACGACAGCAGGTTTCACGACTTTCCCGTTGGTTAGTTTCACTGGTGGTGCAGGCACAGCGCATTTTGATGGAATCAAAACAACTAACTCGGTAGGCGTGAACTCATTTAACAATCAGAACGGCACAGCATATTGGTTGACTGGATATGTTGGGCTGAATGCGAATGAGTCATCACACATCACAATGGACATTCACGCACCATTTCTCGCAGTCGACACCACCTATACAAGCAAATTCAGTTTTCAACTCGGTGGTGGATTCGCAGGTGGAGTAGTTAGAACTGCTACTTCATACACAGGATTCACCATCACAGGATTATTCGGCTCAAACATTATTGGCACATTACGCATTTACGGATATAGGAAATCATGAGCGACTTCATAGCAATCGAACACAACGCTGAAACAGGCGAAACCATTGAACGCACAATGACACAGGGTGAGATTGATGCGCTCATGACAACATTTGCTGGATTCAACGAATCAGTTACGATTGAACCTGACACAGACGATGAGTTTCCTTTCATTGAAACAACCAACCCACCACCTGAGGACACAACATCATGAAAACAGCGATCATACTGACGACTCTGCTAACGTTGCTATGCGGATGCAGTGACCGCACCAGGTACAACTGCGAACAACAACCAACAGCCACAAGATGTGATACCAAATGAAACGACTAACCAACAGCGAGATCAAAGCCAGGCTCATCTTGATAGTCGGCATCACACTGTCTGTCACTTTCGTAGCGTCGACGTTAGCGCTGCTCTACGGACTGCTTTTCGTCGTACAGCCATTAGAAGTCTCACCCAACGATGAATCTGCATGGTCGCTATTAGCACCGATGATGTTGTTCCTCACAGGTGCGTTATCGGGTATCCTCGCCAGCAATGGCCTCAAAGACAAAACGAAAGATGAAGAATGACCACCTACCCAGTTCTACCCATCATCATGCCTGCTGACCTGGCAGGCGCTAAAAACGGCGAACTCAACCAGTCGCTACTGCGCACTATCCATACACCGAGTGGCAAACTGCACCGCCTCGCTGCTACAGCATGGAACTGCATGCAACTCGCTGCTTACTTTGACCACGTAGAACTCAAACACGTCGGTGCATACCGACCGCTATCTGAGCAGATGGCGTTATTCAACAACCGATACCAACGATCAGATACAGGTCGTGTACCGAAAGTGACACGCACCTACCAAGGGCAAACATGGTTCTTGAAGAAAGGCGTAGCGCCAGCAGGCACACCAGGCACAAGCAACCACGGCATCGGACTCGCTATTGATATCGCCAACGCATCAGGCAAGCGACTAGAGTGGCTACTCGGTGACGGCTTCCTCACAAGCAACGCACTCAAATACGGCTTCTCATGGCAGGTCGCTGACACTAAAGATAAGAACTTTGAAGCGTGGCATCTTCAATATTTCGCTGGCGATGCACTACCGCAGGCAGTGGTCGACGCTCTCGCAGCGTTCCCCACATTAGATGCGAGAAACTAATGTCTGCATGGCTAGCATTGGCTGTACCAGCGTTGATCACTGGGCCGTTGATGTGGTTTCTCAGTCGTTTTGATAAGCGCAACACAGAGCAACATGGGCGTAGTATGGCGACGCTTGACAGGATAGAGTCAAAAGTAGACACCCTAGACACGAGGCTATATGACCACATCAGAGACCACCAAACGCCGAACTAGCGCACCAGCGTGGCCGTTAGTTCAGCAGTCGCCACCTGTACAGATACCGCCACTGAAACGAGGCAGGAACAAAGAAGGATGGCCATGCGCAGTTATCTTGCCTGATATGCAGATCGGCTACTACCGAGGTGAATACGGCTTAGAGCCGACACATGACGAACGTGCTATCGCTGTAGCGTTGCGTATCGTCAAACGTGCGAACCCTCACCTGGTCGTGCTAGTGGGCGATAACCTTGATCTGCCTGAACTTGGTAAGTACAGGCTGAGTCCAGCGTACGCACAGACCACGCAGGCGACGATAGATCGTGCTGCACTGATGGCAGCACAAGTGAGATCTGCTGCACCTAACGCTCGTATCGTATGGCTCGCTGGTAATCACGAAGAACGGCTACCTAACTACTTGCTCGACAATGCGTCAGTTGCATTCGGTATCAGACGTGGCGATGCACCTGATTCATGGCCAGTGATGAGTGTGCCGTTTCTGTGCCGTTTAGATGATCACAACGTCGAGTACCTGGCTGGCTACCCAGCAGCGTGTGTGTGGATTACCGAGCATCTGCGTGTCATTCATGGCGATAAGGTTGCTAGCGGTGGAAGTACAGCACATAAATATCTAGCGACTGAACGATCTAGTGTGATCTACGGTCACATTCATCGGCGTGAGTATGCAGTGCGAACTCGTGAGGCGCACAACGGTGCGCATACTGTGATGGCTGCGACACCTGGATGCCTGGCTCGTATTGATGGCGCAGTGCCTAGCACTAGAGGCGGTATTGATCTTGATGGTCGACCAGTGGTGCGGTACGAGGACTGGCAGCAAGGGCTTGCAGTGATTCCATATGATGAGGCCACTGGTAGGTTCGTGTATGAGCAGGTGGCGATTGATGACGGCTGGGCGATGTGGCGAGGTCAGGAGTTCTCGTGTTGATGGTGCTGGTGACGTGGCATGATGCACATGCAGGCAGTGAGAACTGGGTGCATGTTGATGATCTCGACGATGATGGTGCTTATGTAGTGCAGTCTGTCGGTTGGTTGATGGAAGGCATGAAACGTGGACATGTGACGATCAGTCAGTCCAGTACGCAGTGCGATCATGTTGATGCGGTGCTGCACATACCTATCAAGATGGTGAAGTCTGTGCAGATGCTGGCTGTCGGTGACATGGTGCAGGTTGGTGGCCGTAAGCGATAGACTGTCTTATCGGGCTTGAGCGCTGTGGTGGTGTGCTCGCCTGGTGGCACTTTCGGGTGTCAGCCGTACCGCTAGTGCCTCAATGCGGTACGGCTACGTGTCTGTGAGCCTCAGGTTGGTATCTCCGTGGCTCTCCGTTGGCCTCTGTGGGTGTGAGGGCTATTTCGGTGGGGTCGGTTCGGTGTAGGGGCTTCGGCTGGGGTGATGTGACAAAAGTCACACCCCATGTGACAAACGTCACGTTCTCTGATAGTGGAGTGTATAATCCGATATGATAAACTATTTAGGTAGGCAAGAGCCGACACCAACAAGGGAGACCGAAATGAACATCTCAGAGAAGAATCAGAACACGATCACCAAGAATCGCCTAGCGATTGACAACCAATTGCTGGACCTTGAATGTGCAATCGAAAATTTGCGCAGTCGATTCCACAACCCTGCAATGGAATCGTTGCATGGCGCACCTGAAAAAACATTGACGCATCAAGCGAACAACATGATGGTTCAAGTGATGGAACTGCAACGACTGATTGCGACCAACGCTGGAGTGTTCAACGCCATCAACAATCAGGTTGGTGAATGAGATGAGCGAGTTAGTCGTCACCGTCAAGATTCCAAAGAGGTTCTATGAAGATCATATTGAGCGTGGCTGCGAAGAAGGCACGATCATCAAGGTGTTGAAGAAACACTACGTGATAGAACTCACTGAGTCTGCATACCTTGATCTTGAATCAGATGCAGACTCGCATATGGATGGCGGCGAGTCTTTTGAGTTCGGCATGCAGTGGCTCGTCAGCAGTGCACGTGCCACTTACAATGCGATCTGCCGAGACGTGCCAGGCGGATTCGCAACAAATGCACATCTGAGCAGCGCACATCGCACCTATCTGAATGAAATGCGATTCGGCAGACCAACAACGAAAGGCAACTGAAATGGACATCACACGATTCACCCCAGCCAACATCAAGACAATGTTGGCATTCGGTATAGACAAGCCCGAACTCATTGAAGAGGCACAACTCATCAACCTGGTCGACAGTTGGATTGAGCAGACACGCAACGACACGATACTCAGTGGCAGTACCAAAGCCAGTACGATCTTCAGCCTGCGTGCAATCGCCAAACGGCTCACCCTTGAAGATGTGCAACCAGGCGATATCGCAACGTCGACCAGTTCGCACTGGCGATGCACCAAATGCGACAGCAAGATCACCACCCACATACCGATCTCAGGTGCGTGGTGCATCAAGCACGCAGGACAGCCAACACCGATGAAGGCCATATGATACACACCATGTGATAACATGGTCGCCATGTCAACAAACCACCTATGCGGTACGCATGCTGGCTACGTGAAACACGCAAGGCGCAAAGAGGCAACCTGCCAACCTTGTCGTGACGCACACGCCACCTACGTTCGCAATCTACGCCACACTCAAAAACTAACAACCAAGGAGAACCACCCATGTCAACCATCAGCGCTCTAGGCGACATTCATGTCGTCGTCGGCGGTCAATTCGGCAGTGAAGCCAAGGGACACGTCGCTGCACAGATTCATCAGACCAGGAAGGTACACAATGCAGTGCGCATTGGTGGGCCGAACGCTGGACATTCAGCAGTTGATGCAACTGGCAGAGTATGGGCATTGCGCACAATCCCAGTTGCTGCAGTGGTCGACGCTGAATGCAGACTGATCATCGGCGCTGGCAGCGAGATCGACCCTATCGTGTTAGAGCACGAGATCACCATGCTTGAAGAAGCAGGTTTCTCAGTGCGTGACCGTCTGCTCATTGACTACACAGCGACGATCTTAGACCCTTGCCATATTGAGACCGAGACCGCACGCAACATGCACGCCAACATCGGCAGTACAGGCAAAGGCATCGGTGCAGCGAGAGCAGACCGCATCATGCGAACCGCACGCATCGCAGACGAACTGTACGAGTGCGAAGACACCGCCTGGTTTCTGCAAGATCAGCACTTACGTGGACAGCACACACTCATTGAAGGCACGCAGGGCTATGGCCTCGGCTTGCACGCAGGGTTCTACCCACACTGCACATCAGGCGACTGTCGAGCCATTGACTGCATCGCCCAGGCAGGCATCACCCCACTGCAGCAACCTGACATCTGGTTAGTGTTCCGCACTTACCCTATTCGTGTGGCTGGCAACAGTGGCGATATGCACAACGAGACCAATTGGGAAGAACTAAACGAGATCAGTGGTGGCTATATCCAGGCTGAACGTACCACGGTGACCAAAAAGATCAGGCGTGTCGCCAGTTGGGACTTCAGCCTCGCACAGCAGGCAATTCATGCCAACGGCACTGCCGCCTACGACAACCTGCACAGCAGCCTCATGTTCGTCGACTACCTTGACCCATCGCTTGCTGGATGCACCGACTACGCCACACTGCGCCACTCGCCAGCGTTCAAATGGATCAGTCGCCAAGAGCAGGACTTGGGCATCAAGTTCAAGGTGTTCGGTACTTCAGATCGTACCGTCGTTTGGGCGAACCAATGAAACCCCACCGAAATACCAGCGCAGGGGACAAAGACCAACGGAGAGCCACCGAGATACCTGTCGTGGCCAACGGAGATATCGCCCTGCTAGAGCAGTGGTGGCTAGATCACGCCAGGACTGAAGCCAGTGCCACCATCGCCAAGATGTGCGAATACGGCAGTGGCGACCTGGTGGCAGTCGGCCAGCAGGTGCGCCAACTGGCTAACCGCAATCCGATAGTAGACGCAGATGCCATGGAACTCGGCTGCCTGTTCTACCTCATCGGCAAGATGGAACGTGCAATCAGTGCACACAAACGTGGAGACCTGCCATCAGACGACACCTGGTTTGATATCGCAGTCTACGCCAAGATGGTTTTAGCAAAAAGAGCAGGAGTATGGACAACATGAACACACAACGATCAACCTGGCACTACCAGCCCAAGTTCCCACTGGCGACAACGCTGAACTTGGCACAACAGGCAGCCGACACCAGTGACATTGAGCAACACGTCGAGCAACCAGGCAAGACAGTCGTCGTCAAACCGAACCCAACCAAAGTACGAATCTACAGAGGCTGACATGCACATCTACATCGCACGACCTATTGACCACACAGATCAACCAGCACGCAGCACACTCAATGAACGAGCCGAGTACATCAAATCTGGGCTAGTCAGCGCAGGCCATACGACCTACGAACCACAACGAGCGTGGAGTACCAACCGCATTGACGGCCCAACGATACAAGCAGTGAACCAATACGCACTGACACAATGTGATGCAGTGGTCGCAATCCTGCCGAAAGACACCAAAACCATCGGTGTGCCGATGGAGATGCAGGCAGCAGTAGACCTGGGCAAGATCGTTGTTGTTGTCACTGATATTGAGGTGCGCACGTCAGCGATGCTGTCACACCTAGAATCGTTAGACAGAGTTGCAGTTGTCAATGATGTGCGTGCAGTGGTGCGTGCTCTCAACATCGGCATGCCACTGACACGTCGACCATCGCAAGTTGCAAAGTGGTCAGGCGAAGGCAGAGCACCAAAACCAGGCAAAGACGGCGACGCAGGTTTTGACCTGTACTACAGTGATGACAAGTCACTGATCATACCTGCAGGTGCTTTCGCCAACGTGCGCTCTAAGATCGCAGTGCAACTGCCTGACGACATGTGGTTCATGATTCTCGGCAGAAGCAGTTCGTTCTCACGTAAACTTTTCGTCGCACCGTCGGTCATTGACGCTGGCTATCGTGGCGAACTGTACGCATGTTGCTGGAACATCAGCAACGAACCACAGATTATAGAACCTAATGACCGTATCGCTCAAATAGTCCCATTCAACCTAACTACGAAAGGCCTAACATGGATACAAGCAGAACTCAACGACAGCGAACGAGGCACATCAGGTTTCGGCTCTACAGGAAAATAGCACTACCGCTCGGTATCGCAGCGACACTCTACGGTGTCATCACCGTTGAACTCATCACAGATCAACCAAGTGCGACAACCACCACGATAGTCACACCGTCAACGATCACACTTGGTGAATTGACACCGCAACAGCAAGCAGATCGTGCCGCTGAACTCAGCGCATCATCAACAACGTCGACCAGCACAACTGTTGCACCATTAGACCCAGCCATTTACGGCCAGTGTGGTGAGTACCACGACATGGCGATACAAGCAGGTTGGAGTGAAGAACAATGGCCGACATTGAGCCGTGTGATGTGGAAAGAATCACGCTGCACTACAGATGCCTGGAATGGACACGATGCAGGCCTCACACAGATCAATCAGATACACACTGACTGGCTGGCAGAGATGGGATTCAGTCACCCTGACGATATGTTCAGCCCATACAACAACCTGCTGTTTGCATACCGATTGTGGAGTGCAAGAGAGCAGAACGGTCAATGCGGTTGGACACCGTGGTCTATCAAGTGCAACTAAACAACTAACAAGGGAGATATCAATGTCAGACTTCAACAGAGATCGCTGGGGCAGACCCACGATCATACAAGCAGACGGTTCACTCAAACCATACACACGTATCAGCAGTTACGGGCAAAACCTGGAGAACCAAACAGGTCTCACCAAGTGGAAACTGCGCACGATGGTCGCAGGTGCAGTGGCACGCCCTGACCTGATGCAACTCGCCTCTGCACACAAAGCAGATGATCGCAAACTCGACGATCTCGCACAGCAGATGTTAGACGCAGGTGGTGCGAGTCGTGCAGCGAACACAGGCACTGCGATACATGAAGTGCTCGCACAAGTAGACCAAGGTATGCTTGGTAGAGATGCCGTACCTAGCAACTTCTTGCCGTATATGCAAGCGTGGTACGACACGCTCGACCAGTTCGGGCTAGAAGTCCTACCTGAGATGGTAGAACTGCGACTGGTCAACGATCATTACGAGGCAGCAGGTTCAGGTGACAACTTCCTCATGCGCACCAGCGATGGCAAACTGATCGCCGTGGATAAGAAGACAGGCAAGTCCATCTCACCCAAGCCGCTCGCCTACATGGTGCAGTTGGCCTTGTATGCTACAGCAGTTGAGTACGATGTCGCTACTGGTGAACGCAAAGCACTGCCGAACGTAGATCTAGATGTGGCATACATCGCACACTTGCCTGCACAGTCAGACACGTGCACTCTCTACGAGATTGATCTGCGTGAGGCTCTTAAACTCGCTGATCTGTCGCAGGCTATCCGTGTCGCTGAGAAATCTACACCAAAGGTCGCTAAACTCGTGCCATTAGCGCCTGTTTCAGTGTCGCCTGCTGCAGAGCCAATCGTCGAGCGACGAGCACTATTGAAGTCACGTGTCGGTGCACTCGTTGAAGCAGGCCACATGAACACGCTGGTTGCTTTTTGGCCTGACGAAGTGCCAACGTTCAAGCAGTCTAACGATCAGACCAGTGCAGAACTTGACAAGATCACCAAGATCGTAGAATCCGCTGAAGCGTTGCACAGCATGCCGTTCCTACCTGAACCGCAACCAGTGCAGCAGAAGCCAAAGGAAGGCAAGCGGAGTACCAAGAAGAAACTAGACGAAGGGCATCTGATGGATAATACAGACATTGATGCGCTGCGTAGTACAATAAAAGCGTTACCAACCGCCAAACGTAAGATCTTAGAGGCGTGGGCTAAAGAGGCAAGCGAATCAGGCCAATCTGTCTCGCTCACTGCCACACCGAGCGTACGACGTTTTGAGATCGCACGTGCGATGATACTGCTGGCAGATCAACCGAATCCGCTCGCTGTAGTCATCTCTAACGGTGGCACTGGGACGACAGTCGGCGAGGCACTCAGCCTGCTGACTGTAGATCAAGCAATCAAGTTATATCAACAACTCAACCAATAGAACCAGGAGAAACGAAATGTCAGACGACTTCCTCGCACAGGGCAGTAGCCTTCCAGCGGTGAAACTCGCATCAGTTGGCGATGCCGTAACAGGCAAGGTCATCAATGCACGCAAACTTGAAGATCGTGAGATGGATGGCGAGATTCGCCGTTGGTCTAACGGCGACCCGAAGCACGTGTGGGTTTTTGATCTCGACGTTGATGGCACACAGCAGTCGTTGTGGGTGCGTGGTCAGATGGTGACCGCAATCCGTGACGCTGCTAACGCAGCGAAGATCAGCAGCCTGCTCGGTTGCAAACTCACAGTGAAGCACACTGCACTCGGTGAACCCAAGCAAAAAGGATTCAATGCACCGAAGTTGTACAAGGCGAAACTAGAGCCTGGTGCACCTGCAGTCGCTGCAGACGACATCTGGTGAGAAAGTGAACTGCCACCAGCGCACAGTTCCCCCACTGGGCGCTGGTGGCTCTCAACATGAACATCAATCACCTGACAGCCGAATATCTCAAACGTGTCGTGCCGAAAGGCCAAGACGACGCATCACTCCTATACCAGTTGATCACATTCTATGAAAAGCAAACTCAACAGCATAGAGATGGTGAACCTCAACTGGATGGACAACGCAAACTGTAAGATACCAGGCACAGGCTACAACCGAGACATGTTTGAGCCACTGCACCGTGAAATGCGACAAGCAGAGCAAGACAAAGCAAACGAATATTGCAAACAGTGCACAGTTTTTGACCAATGTTTGGCTTGGGCGGCAGAGTCGACAATAGACCCACTGCCGTACGCATTCGCTGCAGGAATGACAAGCCGACAACGACAGATCTACCGACATCTAATCTCAGGCGGAAACGCCACAACATGCATATGCGTCTCATGTCGCAACCGACAAAGGAGACAACAAGACAAAATCATGGGCTGGAATCTCACAGGCGACGAGACAAACGACGAGGGCGACGAATGACAACGAAACTGAAATACGGCTCACTTTTTTCAGGCGTGGGCGGTTTTGACATGGGGTTTGACCAGGAGATGTACGACTGTGTGTTTCAGGTTGAATGGGACAAACACTGTCAAAACATTCTTGCCAAACATTGGCCAGAAGTACCAAAATGGTCCGATGTTCAAGATGTCAACGGTGCAGAAATACCGCCATGTGATGTGTTGACATTCGGTTCACCATGTCAGGATCTTTCAGTAGCAGGAAAGCGTGCAGGGTTAGACGGCACAAAATCATCATTGTTCTATGAAGCCACACGAATCATCCAGGAGATGCGAAATGCAACTAAATCTGTTTACCCCCGAATCGTCGTTTGGGAAAATGTCCCTGGCGCCCTCTCATCAAATAATGGCGCAGATTTCGGCGCAGTCCTCGACACGCTGGCTGACATCGGGGCGGTGGACATCCACTGGTCAGTGCTCGATGCGCAGTATTTCGGAGTGCCCCAACGACGACGCCGCATTTTTGTCGTCGCTATCTTTGATCCTGCAACCAGCGAGCGATGTCCCGACCCGCTACTACCTATCGCCGAAGGCAGCAGAGGGGATTTTGCGAAGGGCCGAAAGGCGCGACAAGACGCTGCCCGATCTGCTACGTCAGGCATTGATTCAGGTGGTCAATGGCGGGATGGAGAAGCCACTCAGATAGATGGTTCTCAAGTTGCGTCAACCCTCAGAGGTTTTGGTCATGGTTGGCAGGGTCAACATAACTCAACTAACGCCATTGTTCAACCGCAACCACCATTTGTGTTTGACGGTACACGTCACGACGATTTCCGCATGGATACTGACACTGTTCCTACGCTTAAACAGCGCATGGGTACAGGTGGTGGACAGGTACCAATGCTCGCCGAACTAATCATGTACGATGCGCTCAATGATGTGATCAACACCATACCTAGCACACTGCGTACCAATCACGCCAGCAGTAGCGATTTTATTGCGCAACCAATAGAACATCATCTTGCTGTACGTCGGCTCACACCACTGGAATGCGAAAGGCTCATGGGATGGCCCGACGACCATACCCGCTGGAAATCTGACGGGACAGAACAAGCCGACACCCACAGATACAAACAATGCGGCAACGGTGTCGCCACACCCGTCGCCAGGTTCATCGCTAAACACCTCAAAAAAATTCTGATCACAACAGACAGCAACCATGACAGGGAAATGACTACTGTTCCCATTTTAAACAGCGTTGAAATATGCGGTGCAGACGACAACGAAGGAAAAACAATACACCTTTTTTCATCCAATCTTTTTGAACCGATGTCAATGAAAGAGGAGAACTGGACACATCAAGAAATTAAAAATGCCTTGCGCGCAGGAGAATCTAAATCGTCGCATGTTGTTGTTGAGTCAGTCAGTCTCATGGCCCAATGTGTAGATGAAACATCCCGAAACGACGAATGATGAACCCGCAGAAACGCAAAGGCGACGCTGCCGAACGACAGACAGTGCAATGGCTACGCACTAAAGGCTACATACATGCAGAACGTGCATATGGTGCAGGTAGGAACGACGACGTAGGCGATATTGATGGCGTACCTGGTGTGTGCATTGAAGTGAAAAACCACGGCAAGCACACACTGGCCGAGTTCATTGCAGAATTAGAAGTGGAAATGGCCAACAGCAAAGCCGATACAGGTGTGGTGATCATCAAACGTCGAGGTACAACAGATGTTGACCAGTGGTACGCACTCACCACATGCCGTGTATGGGTTGACTTATTGAAAGAAACAGAACGATGACAAATGCGACGATCTTGCTGGGCGATGTGCGCCAGCGATTGCGAGAGTTGCCCGATCAATGTGTTCAAACCTGTATCACCAGTCCACCATACTGGGGATTGCGTGACTATGGTGAAACCAAACAGATTGGACTAGAGCAGACACCAGATGCGTATGTCGCTGAGATGGTTAGCGTGTTTGCTGAAGTGAGGCGTGTGCTGCGAGACGACGGTACGCTGTGGCTCAACCTTGGCGACACTTACTTGCCAGGCAAGCAACTGGCAGGTATTCCCTGGCGAGTTGCATTGGCGTTGCAGGCAGATGGTTGGCTGTTGCGTCAAGATATCGTGTGGGCGAAACTGAATCCGATGCCTGAATCGGTGACCGACAGGTGCACTAAATCGCACGAATATGTATTCTTGTTGTCAAAGTCTGCACGCTATTACTTCAACCACAAAGCAATCGCTGAGCCAGTCAAAACTGAACCTGGTGCAACATGGGCGCAACGCAAGGCTGCTGGTGCAACAGCAGGTAACGTCATCGTTGGCCACGAGACACGAAACGGCACACAGAGGGTTGTTCACGGCAAAGGCGTTACCAGCAACCTGACAAGGCAAGACGGCCTACGAAACAAGCGCAGCGTCTGGGTTATCAACACGAAACCGTTCAAAGGTGCGCATTTCGCAGTCATGCCCGAAGCACTTGTAGAGCCATGCGTAATCGCATCTAGTCAACATAATGACTTAGTGCTAGACCCGTTCACAGGGTCAGGCACAGTCGCAGTCGTGGCGATGCGTCACGGTTGTGACTTCATCGGCGCAGAACTCAATGCTGACTACGCTGAGATCGCACGCAGACGTATTGAGTTC